GCGTATCGATGGACGAGACGAAGTCACTCTTCATGCCGAATGCAAGAGTGTTGAGTTGCACCAGGTGTCCAGTTGCTGGGTCGATCTGCTCAACGCCGTAACCAGTAGATGCCAGCTGTCCCGCACGAACTTGAGTGACACCTGAAGCATCGTTGACCGTCAGACCATAGAAGCCTGAGGGGTCCTTGCCTAGCAGAATGACTAGGTTGTCATCGTTGTCACGAATCTCTAGGGCACCACCGTCGTTAATCCTGATGCTGCCACCATTGTTGACATCCAGCCCTGAACGGCTAATGGCAGTAAAGGCAGCCTGCGGACCTCTCTCCAGAGCGTCGACGCGCTTCTGTAGCTTAACGATCATATCGAGAAGGTCCTTGGGACTGCCGTTGTACCTATCAGCTGTCATTCTGCACCCCCTCAAAGATTAGCTCGACCTCTTCGACCTGATCACTCTCTGGCGGACTGTAGCTGTACTCGACGATACGTGACACCTTCTCGAATCGGGTAGAGTGCCAAGCATCTTCGAGAGAGAGCTTTGCAGTGTCTCCAAGCGACCAGCTACCGAACGCGGGAGCCTTATCGGCCTTGACTTGCACCTTGATGGTGTTGACAGGCATTGCGTGCAGTACGCCTTGCTGCACGGCTAGCGCATCGACCGATGCTTGATCGGTCGAAGTCTTACTTTGGATAGCGATGTCAATACGTACGTAGCCTGCGTCGATCAGGTCTGGCCGCGTAACGGTTGAGGCGATCATGCTGTCGCCTTGGCCTACACCCATCGTGACGATATTAGTACCCGCGTCAGAGCAAGAGTCCGTTTCCCAGTAGTTCAAGATGTTGCCTGGGTAGTCGAACGTGAGTGTGTCGTCAGTCAGAGGTCTGCCAAGCGTCGGAGACTGTGCACGAAGCGTGGGTGTGTATATGCCACCTGTGCGCGTCCACTCGATGTGCCAGTCGAAGCCCTGGTCGCCGTTTGCCAAGTCATCGAACTGATCTCCGTAGGTCTTGAAGTCGTTGGCTGCCACATCTACGCTAGCTAGGACTGGCGCACCTGTAACATACGAACCAGCAACCACCACGCCGAGGTTGCTGCCCGCCTCTCCCTGCATAAGGTTCCAGAGGTTGCGGAAGATGTCGAGTTGGTCAACACCCGTTGCTACGTAGTCAGGCATGAAGCGGCAGTACGGATACCCGACGAGTGACTTGCAGTAGAGCTGAACCACCTTAGCTTGGCTCTGATACGTACGTGACCAGACGATGTCGCCCCAGATTGCTACGCCCTGCGACGACACTTCAGGTGCCTCGTTGCGCTCCACGATGCAGTAGCAGAGGCCGGGTGTCATTGCCGTCTTGACTGTGTCGTTGTCAAAGCCTGTAGAGTCCATGTGCCATGTAGCACGCAGGTCCCCAACTCCTGCACCGGGCAACCTGTCCGTGATGGCGACGCCCTCTAGGGGGATCTCGGCGAGCACCTCGCCAGTACGAATCTTCACGAAGACGTAGTTCATCTGAGCAGCCATGATCCCCCTCCTTCCTGTTAGACGCCACCGATGTCTTCGACGTAGAACTCGCGCGAGCCGGTAGGCGTGACAGTGCCTGTGCCTGAGATACGTACATAGAACACGCTCAACGTTTGTACGCCAGCGCCAGGAATGAACGACGGCTGGACGTCAAAGGTGTACGTACCTGCAATGGGCGAGATCGTAGTTGCGTCGTGACCCCAGAGAGTCGAGGCGGCTGTAGGCGTAGAGGCACCGCCAGTACGAATTCGAACGGCGAATCGGTCATTGGCTACGGTGAACAGCATACCGCCACCAGATAGGATCGCACGGTACCTGCGACCCGCTACGGCCGTGAATACGTAGTTACCCAGAACGGCATCACGCGTCTCAGTAGTACCAGAAGTTACCGTGCCATTGCTTGCTGACGTGGTAGGTGCTACAGGGATACCACCTGCGGTGAGAATGACCCAAGTCGTGCCGTCGAAGAACGCCAGCTGGTTGGTGTCCGTCATGAAGATGAACAAGCCTTCGTACAAGCCATTCGTCGGCTTGGTACCCGAGGTGCAAAGCATGATGCCGCCGCTTGCAGTGATCGGCAAGCGACGATCGGTGATGTTCGCATTAACGATTGTAACGACAGCTGCGCCAACGAGCACCTGAGCAAGGATCAACGAGTTCGCGGGGGCGGCGGGAACGGCCGGCGAGCTCGCGGGTGTGCCCGCTGTAACGGTGAGAACAGCATCGTTGAAGGCGCCACTGTATTGTGCATCACGGATGGTGATCGTGATGAGGTCAATACGCGGTAGCGTCGGGTGTGAGGCAGTAATCGTCGCCGTAATGCTTGCATCGTTGACGACGGTGTACTGACCCTGTCGAGTACCTTCAGTTCCGGGGACCAAGCAGGTGCCAGTTGCAATATCAACCGACATCGCAGGCGAGCCGGACTGTGTAACCTTGAGCCCCAGTCCCAAGGTCATAGCAACGCCACCCAGAGACCTGAGGCTAGTCGACGTGAGAGGGCCGAGCGTCATAACATTCGGCACGCTGCGATCTGTCTCAGCGGTATGCGTCGCCAAGTTCTGCATATACGCCGGAGGCAAGATTAGGGACATGTCACCTCCATGTGTCTCGGTAGGAAACGGTTGCAGTACTGCCAGAAGACGATGCTGACCGGTACCTCATAATGTTGTCTCCAGGCTGCAGTAGGAACCAGTTAGGCACCTGAAGCGTTCCACGCCTGTTAACATTGCCATTCAGCATTACGGTATGGTTCAGGAGATCGATCACCAGCACATCCGATGCGCCGAGTGAGATCAGGAACGTCAGTGTCGTACCCGTTGTGTCGTTCACGATCTGTGGAGTGACAACAGTTCCTGTGATCGTAATGATTGCCGGGGCTGCTCTATTGCCACCATTGGTAACTGTGTTGCTATCCGGGACGGTTACGATCGTGCCATAGCCATAGTTGTAGCTCTTGTTGTATCCGCGTCCGACAGTGATCGCCGATCCTGGCTGTAGAACTACAGAGCGCAATGCCGAAGAGTAGACCCGCGGATCCTCTGCGTGCATCAAGAACTGCACGTCTGTACTGCCTGTCCGCCGCATAGCGTTCACATCGTACTTGACACCTAGAGGCTTGACGAAGAAGACGCGTTCGCCCTTCTCAGCAGTAAACCAGTAAAACGGTACAAGCACCCGACTAGGTGCATAGTTGAATCTAAGCGCATCCAAGTACGTCTCGGCAAGGCTGGGATCTGCGTAAGCAGTACCCTCGAGGACGATGTCGCGACCCTTCTCGAACTCTGCATCGATGAAGTCGCCATCTACACCTTCGTGATCGCGCAACGTCGTGCGGAACTCAGGGGAGTCGAATCCTCTGATATCAGTGATGTCAACAAACGGCAGGGCCGGATCACTATTGAGCAGCACGCCAGTGTCACCGAGCTGGTACGTAAAGTCCTGTGACAGAACTGCCATCGTGTCCTCCTCACATCCGGTTGGCTAGTTCCCACCCAAGCTCTGCTGCATGCTTGCGTGGACTGATCTCCTGTGTATGTACGGTAATGTGCTGCGTGATCGTCTTCGCAGGTTCTTGCTTCGGGGTGTAGGCACGCGTCGAAGGGTTGGACGATACAAGCGTGTGCTTGCCTACGTCCATCTTCTGCGACAGGGTTGCATTGACACCCTTAACTGTCCTGTCGAGCAGGTGCATCTTATCGTCAATGCCACTAATCAGACCAGTCATGATCCAGTTGCCGTGCGGACGAAGCATGGTGAGGTCCTTAGCCTTAGGACCCTTGTGCGACGCGATGAAGTTACCCACTGAGCCTAGTACGCCACCCAACGAAGGAAGTGCGTTCTGGATACCTTGAATCAGGCCACCAATCAAGTCCTTGCCTGCATTGATAAGCCAGGTGCCGGCACTCTTGAACGCAGTAATAAGAGCGTTCTTGACTGTAGGTCCAATGGTGGTTAGTCCCTTGAAGAACTTGTAGATGGCATCCCAGATCTTGACTATCCAACCCCAAAGCCACTTAACAACGGCAATCACTTCATCAACTACGTCGATCAGGATCGTGAAGGCGTGGATGAGGAACCATACGATGCCGACCAGAGCCACGAAGATAACCATCAGGCCTACGATCGCAGCGACCAGCGAGCCGGTACCGAGTACCAATAGCCACTTAACTACTTGGCCCAGGAACCATACGAACTCGTGCATCTCCTTGGGGTGGTCCTGGATCCACTTGATCATGCTCTTGATCATGGGTAGCACGTACTTCTCGATGATGTAGCCGATCACCTGAAGTCCGAAGCCTGCCCACTCCTTAGCAATACGCAGAGCTTCCTTGACGCTCTTGACGAACTCATCGACGCCCTGGCCGGTAAGGCTCTCGATGATTGGCAGGATGTTATTCTTGATGTACGTGGCGATGGTGTCAAGAGCAGGCTTGAGGTACTTGTTGTACGCCTTTACGATGCCTTGCCACGCAGTTACAAATGCACCTCTGAGCTCGCCAAGCTTCTTGATAATGCTGGCGACCCACTTGCGGAAGGGTGCGCTATCCTTGTACAACTCCTTGAACCAGTGAATCATGCCCAGAATGCCAGTGACGAGTAGGGCTACTACGCCAATGACAGCAAGCACCTCAGGATTCAAAGCCGCAAACAGTCCTGCCAGTGTAACGATACCGCCCACGACGACGAGCAGCACACCTAGCAAGATAGCAAGTGCTGAAGCTGCAATCAAGGTTAGAGCAATGAACTTCTGGGTGCTGGGAGATAGGTTCTCAAACCAAGTGAACACCTTATTCAACCACGTAACGAGTACGATTAGCACGGGCGTTAGGGCTTGGCCAACAGTGACCTTAAGAGTGTCCCACCGATTCTTGAGCAACTGAGTCTGTGCAGCAGCCGTCTTGGACATCTTGTCGTAGGCGGAACCGAACTGACCCGTGGAACCCTTCATGTCGTCAATGAAGGTAATCAGTGACTTCAACTGATCAGGGTACAGAATGATCTGGTCCAGGAAGCGCCGTGCCTGGATCGTGCCGCCTGCACCCTTGAACACATCTGTAAGAGCCGCAAGTCGATCCTTCTTAGGCATTGCCAAGATCTTCTTGCTCAGATCAGTAATTACGTTAGTGAAGGGTCGCAGGTTGCCAGCAGCATCAAACGCGTTGATGCCGAGGCTCTTCATGTTCGCGATAGCCTTAGGGTTGTCCAGAGCGTCGAACGCTCGAGCAACCGAAGCCGCAGCCATCGCAGGGCTTAGGCCGTTACGAGTCAGGAACGCGAGCGAGCCAGCCAGGTCCTGGACCGAACCACCATACCTACGAACAGACGGAATCGCTCGACCGATGACGTTGGCGAACTGGCCGTAGGTGCCAACGCCCTTACGAACGAGCTGGAACTGAATGTCCAGGATCTGATTCACGTCCTGGAATGGAACCTTGAATGCGTTCATGATACCCATAGTGGCCCGAGAGGAATCCTCGAGGCTCACCTGACCTGCAACGGCTGCCTTGGAGAAGGCTTCGAGCAGAGTTGTCGCCTGACTAAGGTTGGCGTCGGTCGAAGAGAAGATGTCGTACAGCGCTGGCTGGATAGCCTCGAACGGTACCGCAATGTTGTTCGCCGTATCGATACCGATCTTGCTCAGCTGCTCCAAGCTGGCACTGAAACCGTCAACCTGAGTTTGTGTCAGAGCAACCTGTCGCTGGTACTCAACAGCATTCTTGACTGTGCCGAGTAGCGCTGTAGCACCGATCAAGCCTACAGCAATGAGACCTGTACCCAGTACGACAGCGGCCTTGCCTGCAGACTGCAAGCCTGCAGCCAAGTCCCTCTGCCGTCTAGCACCACGCTCTGCAGCTGCTGCTTCCGCATCCAAAGCAGCTGCCTGATCTAGTACCGCTCTGGTCTGGGCACGCGTAGCGCCCGCGGCTCGCATGTTCGCAGCCTGCTGACGAAGTCCTGCAGCTTCCGCTCGCCGCGACTCCACCTGTGCAGCAGTGCCAACCCGAATGAGGTCACGCGTTACGGCATTGAGCGCACTAGTAGCTTCGTCCCGAACACGCAGGACGAAGAATAGGTCGCGTGCCGTAATACCCATTAGGCTTGGCTCCCCTGTTGGATCTTCCGGTCGGTATCTTCCCGAATGTGGTCGGCTTCCTTGACCTTCGCTAGGTAGTGGATAAACAAAGCGTCCTGGTCTAGCAGTCCGCCAGCCTTAGGAAGTACGTGCATGTCTTCACAAAGCCTGATCGCGTTTAGAACTTCTGCAACGGCATTGTCAACGTCGCGATCCCCTGTACTACCTGAACCCTTAGTGATGATCAGGTTGTAGAGGGTGTCGGAGATTTTCCCACCTCGTCGTCGACCTCGAAGCTGTTGTAGTCCTCGATGAGTTCATCGATCTCTTCACCAACACGTCCATCAAGCATCTTGACATGTGCAGGAATACGGAAGTCGAGCTTCTGCTCAGTTGATGGATCATTCGGGTTGACCAAGAAGGTCAGGTTGTGATCGAGGATGCAATTGGCGAACTCGAACTGAGTGACCTGCTCGTTCATCAGGTCGAGCTCAGCACTGAACGACGAGGCAGACTTAGACCGCCGATCTGCTCGGCTGCCGCCACCATCGGAATTGATCTTCGCCTTAGACAGGAAGCTCTTACGCATCATCTTCTCGCCGTACGTCATACGGCGAATGACAACGTAGGCCTCCGGAAGTGACTGCAATTCAAAGCGCTTGCGGTCGTCGCCTAGCCCTGTTGCGATTGGCATCTCACAGTCCCTCTCCGTGTGTCCAACCCGGCCCCCTGCTGCTTCACATCACCACAGGGCCGAACTGTTGCGATTCTGCCACCCTAGCTTAGACTTAGTTAGACTCGCAAGATCCCTAAGTAACCTTACCCTATAGAGACCCGTAAGTCCTCTTGTCTAACTAAGTCTAAGCTTGGGAAAACAGCTTGACAAATTAACGCTTCGAGAGCTTACTCGCTCTTCGGGACATCCCGACTGTGATCCTCGACGGTGTCCTCGTCCTTCTCTTCCCACTGCGCCTTGGCCGCTTCGTTCTCGTCGACGAGCTCCTGGCGGTCTTCCTGTTCCTCCTCTTCCGTCTTGACCTCACGGAAGGGGTTCTCGGTCGGCTGCTCGTGGACCGGCGTGGGCTCCTCCACCGTCTCGTCGATCGAGAGCGTGTAGCGCTTGCCGAGTTCGAACGCACCAGCGACGTCGCCGTTGAGCGTCATGTCCAGGTTCAGACCCGGAGTAGCGTACGCCCAAGCCTTGTTGCGGCCGTCAGCGTAGTCGGGCCCGAACGTCACCCGCCCGTGCACGGGAGCGCCCGTGTCATCGTCCGTCTGCACGCTGGCACTGGTCACGATAACCTTGGCAGTCACGGTCATTGCCTTCTCCTCACTTGATCGCGCTTCGTACGAAGCAGTCCTTGGCCTCAATCAGTCGTTGCAGACCTAACGTGAGCTGCTCGCCCTCGAGGTCTTCGTTGTAGTACATCTTCCAGGCGAGTTCCCAGCATTGCTGACTCGTGTCGCGCAATGGGCCTTCGGGTAGGTGTTCATACTCGAAGTAGTGCATCTTGTTCACGATACTGATGTGACGTTCCATTAGTTCAGGTTCTCCTGCGTCTTGATCGTGATCTGGTACGTTGCAGGAGCAGCGCTGAGAACGTTCTGGTACTGGATAATGCCGCGCACCAGGTCACCCTGACCGCTGAGGTTGACTTCCCACGAGTCCTTGATCGCCTGAGGTGCCAGGATGGAGATGCTGTTGTTAGTACCCTTCGACATCGTCATGGTGACCGACTGAGCCGTGTACGCCTTGAAGTTATCGTAGTCAGTACGGTCCACGAAGTCACGCTCGAAGTGGGTAGTCGTCGTGCGCTCGCCGTACTTGACGAACTGCGCACCACGTCCAGTGTTCTTCAGACGATACTGAGGCTCGCCCGAGTCATCGATGTCGAACTCGAACATGTCCGTGTCGAAGACTGGCGTGCCCGTCGGGATCTCGATGCTGTACTGGCCCGCACCGAACGGCGCTGTGGTAGCGTACGAAGGCGTAGGTGTAGCCGCAGAGGCCTCATCGCGTGCGATGATGCTGACCGTGCACTTGAGCATGCCACTGTCGATCGTGAACTTGATCGCGGACACGACACAGCCCGTGTAACCGAACACCTGACCAGCAGTACGCTCGATCGTCAGCGAGAACGTTCGAACAGGGATCGCAGTGTTGCTTGGCACGTACGTGTAAACGAAGTTAGGGTTGGACCCAGACTTCACAACGGACATGCGAGCACAGTGGAAGAAGTACGGC